TATAAGTAAGATGAGTTGAAAGAGAGGACTTGAAATGACAAAGATTGATTATATCACTGCCCACAATGGTGGAATTAAGATGTATGCTGGATTTGATAATTTTGTTGGTTGGGGTAAAACTGCCAAACACATTGCGTATGTGATGGAAACAAAAGGTATGGCTGATGCGGTCTACGGAAGCAGCACTATGGACTTTGCAGACGAAGAAGGTTTTGATACCCATGATGGTGCGACTAATCTTTGGAACGAAGCCATTGAGATTTATAACTGGAATGTGAATGGAGTAGCAGGATAATGACTATGACTGTTGAAAATGTTTGTGAACAGGTGACTGAGTTTGTCACCTATGTTGAAGGTTTCTATGGTAATGTGCCTGATGCAATCTATCCTATAGGTGCTACACCTATTATGATTTTAGAGGCAACACGGAAATGTTGGAATGTTCATGGGATTGAAAACTTCTGTGGTGACACAGTTGACCGTGAACGAGTTCGGGATATTATGATTGAAGATTATGGATTGGAGTGGAAATAAGATGATTGAACAATATAAAAATGAAATCCAGAAGTTGGAAAAAATGTTGACTAAGATTGGCGGTAACTCATCTTCAGTAAAAATGAAGAAGTATGCAATCGCAAGAAAGATTGCGGCATATGAAGGTATCGTTAAAGAGATGGAATTAATTCTAGAGGAGATTGCCTAATGCGTATCAAAGGTGCAATGACAATATTGGAAAAACGTGCAGAGTTCTATGGTATGGACATTGATACACTCATATCAAAGATTGACATGACCTTGTTGTGGTGTGACCATTTGCCAAGAACTGAACCAATCAAAGTATTGCAGGCATATGAAGTTTACAAAATGGATCAAGGTTATTATTGGCATGGTGAGAATTTTCAAACATGGGTGCGAAAATAGTTTGCAAAAAATGCATTTTAGGGGTTGACATTGCTCCTAAAGTGTGGTACATTTATTAAGTAAGATGAGTTGAAACAAAGAGAGAGAATTTTATCATGGCATATATCGGACAAGACACTAAGAAACAACTTGCTCCTGCTATCAAGGCAGTCCTTAAAAAGTTTGGTGTGAAGGGTACTATCGGTATCAACAATCACAGCAGCCTAGTTGTTAACCTTAAAGAAGGTGTCATTGACTTTGGTGATGTTCATCATCAGGTCAACACCTACCACATCGAAAAGTTCTATGGAACTGGTGTTGCTGGTAAATTCCTCAACGAACTAGTTACTGCAATGAAGGGTACTAAGTGGTATAACAACACTGATGCTCAGATTGACTATTTCGATATTGCTTACTACATTGACATTAACATTGGTAAGTGGGATACAGATTATAAAGTGATGAAGGTTGCGTGATGAATGATGCATTGATGAAAAACTACGAAAAGACTTTTATGAAAGAGGTTGTGGTTATCCACGCTCCACATGATGGAGTACAACACACTGTTGCATTTGTAGAAGTACCAGCGCATTTGTGTGATGAGGAAATGTGTGAGATTGCATTTAAGAAAACAAACACCATCGAAGAAGTTTGGTGGAAAAACGAAGGTGTTACCTATGTAGGGCCAGAGAAGACTTGTCGAAGCACAAGCACTGGTGACTATGTTTTGATTGGAACTAGAAAGTACAAGTGTGCTTTCACTGGATGGGAATTAGTATGACATTATACTTAGACATGGATGGAGTGATTGCAGATTTCTTTTCACTGCTTGCAAAAGAGAATAATGTAAAACACTGGAAGTCTATTAAAGATAAGGAACGTGCCTTGATAGAGGCTCGCAACACTGATTTCTTTAATAGGATTGAACCGTTTACTACTGCACAACTGTTGATAGACTTTGCTCGATCCACTGAGAATTGGGGAATCTGTTCATCACCATTGCGTGGTGATAGGGATAACTCTGCCTACTGGAAACGTGTATGGTTGGAGCGTTATGGGTTTATGCCTGATGTAGAGAACTGTATCTTTACTGGTAACAAACACAAATACGCTATCAACAAACTTGATGGTAATCCTAACATCCTAGTTGACGATAAACTAGATAACATCAAACGGTGGAAAGACGCTGGTGGTATCGGTATCAGGTATCAAGCTGATGAAGATGATGTATACGAGTTGATAAATAAAATACGAGGGAGCGATTAATGACAGCTGAAAAATATCAAAGATTGATTGAAAACTCACTAAAAGCAAGAAATCGTTGTAAAAAAAATAGTTGGGGATACAACTATTGGAGTAGTGTTATGAACGCACTTATTTGTGATGCGAGGCAATCAAATGGACTTAACTGAATTTGTTAGAGGATACTCTAATATAGTTTCTGATGAATTAGTCGAAGAGATGCTCACTTGGTTTAAATCTGGTGAGTATTCTCGTATAGAAAATCCAAACAGAGCAACTAGAAAAGACATTCAGAAATGGGTTCCTGTAGATTCTGACCTATATCAAAAGATAGGTGCAGTTAAGAAAACTATGTTGGATTCATATCTTGAGGAATTTCCCTATGCATATAGAGGTAACTTAGAATTAGAATCAGAGGAAACAAAAATACAACGCACCGATCCTAAAGGTGGTGGGTTTCATAATTTTCATGCAGAACAGTCTCACTACAAGAACTGTAGGCGTGTTCTGGTCTGGACACTTTACCTAAATGACATACCAGAGGGTGAAGGTGAAACAGAGTTTCTATACGAAAAGATACGAGTTCAACCTAAAAAGGGTCTAGGACTAGTCTTCCCTGCTGGATGGCAATGGCAACACAGAGGCAATCCTGTGCATACTACATCTAAATACATCTCTACAGGGTGGTGGTTGTATCCCCCAGAAGGAAAGATGGACTAAATAGATGTATGATTACAGTTACAGATAAAGCAAAAGAATATTTAGATCAAGTACGCAATGATGACTATGTAACACTAGGTGTCAAGGGTGGCGGTTGTAGTGGATTCACATATGTATGGGATTTCAAAAACAACTGGCCTGATGTACAATGGAGTATTCCATATGCAGACGCACTTGTTCTTGACCCAATGGCAGAGATGTTTGTTGCTGGATGCACTATTGACTATGTACAAGAACTTGGTGGAGCCTATCTCAAAGTAATCAATCCAAATGCCACTGCATCATGTGGATGTGGTGAAAGTTTTGCAGTATAGGGGAAGATTATGTATGAGTACAAATGTAAAGTAGTTCACATCGTGGATGGAGACACAGTTGATGTAGACATCGACTTAGGTTTTGGTGTGTGGTTGAAGAAAGAACGTATTCGTATGTTTGGTATCGACACACCAGAGTCACGCACCAGAGACTTGGAAGAAAAGAAGTACGGTCTTGCTGCAAAGAAATTCATTACAGAGATGTTGGATGATGAGGGTGGTATTGTTCTGAAGACACAGAAGGATGCAGAAGGTAAGTATGGTCGTATTCTTGGTGAGTTGTGGAGAACAACTAACTATGCAGACAAGTCTATCAATCAGTATCTAATTGACAAACACCATGCAGTAGCATATCATGGACAGTCTAAAGACTTGATTGAAGAAGAGCATCTACGCAACAGAACTTTGGTCAATCTTTAATTAGTTTATTTTTTCTCAATTTTTTTAGACCATAGTTATGATACTTAACTAACTTCAAAGGGGGTTTACGCATCTCTTTTAAAAGTGGTGAGTTGTTAGCATATGTCAATTTATTGTTTTTCATCACACTTGACCGTTATAGTAGGTGAATCCATAGTCCATCTTCTCTGATCTTCAATCTTTTCTGCATGGTACATACATTGTTCGTATGATGAATAAACTGTAGGCACAGTAAGTATTACACCAAAGGTAGCATATACTGTTAACACATAAATCATATCACCGCAGTAAACAAAAATACTAACAGTCCAATTGCAAAAACAATGACTACACAAACAATCATAGCACTTTTTATTGCTTCCTCTGTTTCTTTTTGTTTCCTTCTTTGTATTCTTCTTGCTTCTGCTAATGCTTCTTTTTCTTCTCTGATTTTTTTTGCTCTAAGATCAACAATCTCCTGCCAACAATTTGGGCCAAAACGCATATTCAGCATATTTTTCATTTCTTGCATTGATTCTTGTGCTATTTTGGCGTCTATAACCTCTTGAGCTACGCTCTTTATTCCAAGTTGATCTCTTACAGTAATTCCAGATTTTTTACTTCTT